GTTTCTTAATGTTCAAGCCCGTTGCAGCTCCAACGCCTTCCGTAACAGCGACTTGGTTTCCAGCCGTGAACGCTGTACTCGTTCCGCCTGTTTCCCCTGTCATCGCAGTACCAAAAAACGCATTCAGGAAATCATCGTCAGCCTGCCGCGCAAGAGCGCTTACAGCAGATTGCAGAATCATCCCGTTCGGCTCGATCCCTGTTTGCAGCGTGTCCAGATCATCAACAATCGTTCCGAAGTGTTGACGCTTCCAGAATACCCAGCGGCCGTCATAATTAACCGTGGCGTTGTCAATAACTTCCGCCCGTGTCGTGCGTTCACTAACTTCAACGGAATCGATTTGCGAAAGCATACGGTGCGCTTTCGTTCCCGAAACAGTATCAGTGCGGCAAAGATTAGCAAATTTACTGCCCCTTTGTTGAAGGAGCATTTCAAGATTGGTAGAGTACGTCAACTGACGTAGTGCTTCAATTTCAGCCATTATAGCCTCCACATTGTTTGTTAAACCAAAAACATGCGGATTAGCTTGTCCCGTAATACGGGGGCAGATTCCTACTTGCTAACGGTGCAAGCGCCGCTGATCTTTCTCAGCGTCAATCGGGGGCAATGAATATGCCTTGGCCGAATAGTTAAGATATTAACACATAGTTTAACCGTTTGCAATAATCTTATTCAATCGTTCCATTTCTGAAACATCATTGCCAATACGGTTGTTAAAGTTTGTCAGCCGCGCCTGATCCGCCTGAATTTCGCGCATCAGCTTCGACCTGTCATAGGCTGCCTGCTCTTTCGTATAGCCAAACGACCGCCCGCTATCGCTGGCATCATGAATTTTATCTTCGCCCATAGCCTCACCGATCTTTGCAAACATCTCTGTTACTTTAGCATGGCCTAATACTGATTCCATTTTATCGATGGCATCCTGATCGCCCACGCTGCGGAAAGCTCGACGCCCCAGCTCAACGCGCTCGTCGTATTTTGCGCCCCAGCGGGATTTAAGTTCCGACTGCTGCGCTGCGACTTCCTGCTCATATTGTTTTTCACTTCCGTAAATAATAGCGCTTTCAAATTTGACCGTTTCCTCGACAAGCCTTTGAAGCTGCGACGAATTAAGGCCGATCTCATGCCCCAGTTTTTTCGCCCAGTTGAGCCGCTCAGGATCGACGGGAGGCGCTTGAAACTTCTTGCCGTCAAGCTCAACCTCGAATGTCTGCGGCAAATTCAATTCATATTTATCGGGGCTTTCAGGCCTTCCCAGCTTTTTCCAGACATCATCATAAGCGCCTTGCGCCTTCGGGTCTTTCGGCAATTTAATGAGCTGGTCTTCAGACGCGCCTCTGAATTTCTCAAGCTCCTGATATGACGTAACCGCTTTCAAAGGGTCTTCCGTCCATCCTTTTGTCTGAATAAATCCCTTCACTTCATCAGGCGCACCATCAAACCAAGGCTTTGAAACTGTTTCTACGCCTTGTCCTTGTGCTTGTCCTGCGTCAACGGCAGGGGCTGCGGGGGCTTCCATATTCATTTATATTTTCTCCTAATCATCAAAAATTGTTTCGTCATAGTCATAGTAATTCGCAAAGTCCACTTCCATAAACTCCATGACGCGATTAAAGACCTCTCTGCGGCCTTCCATACGCGCCATCTGAAGCGGATCATTTGAGAAATTGGATTTCGTCCCATTGCAAAAAATACGTAAATCGGCAATAACTTCTTTGCCCATTTCGTTTTGCAATGACAGCTTATAAGCCTTTTGCTTATTGCTGATCGACCTTCTTATTGCGCTTTTTATGTCGAACATGAGGCTCTTTCTCATCATCGTGAGTTTCTATTACAGGCTCTTTTGGCTTTGTCACAGGAAGCGCCGCGACCCTGTCCATCTGCTGCATGACCTCAAGCAGAGCATTAAACCCGCCGTATGCCCGCGCGGCCATTTCAATTTCTTTAATTTCGCCAAACGAAACAAATCGCTTGCCGTTTTTGATGATTTCCACATCGTAACCGTTAAGCTGGAAATACATTTCGCTATTGATTGGTAGTTGTGCCATTTTACATTCCTCTACTGGTTAAAACTCTGTGCCTGTGCAATGTCTTTGACCGCCCCCGCAACCTGCGGGGCTGCCGCTGCCATCTGTGCCATCATTTGCTGCTGTGCCTGTGCTTCCTGCATAGCAGCTACCTCTTCCGGACTTCTGAAGATCTTTGCCGGAGCGCCGTTTGCCGCCCCGATAACATCGATACAGGCATTTAGATCAAACTTCATAAAGATATTCGGATCGATCTGCGCCATTGGAATAGCAGCCTCAAGCGTCCTTTGAACGGCCAAGGCTTCCTCCGATTTCTGCATTTTACTCAGGGGCGAAGTGTATTCAATCTCAAATTCACCGCCAGCCTTTTTAATAACATCCGGCATCGGCAGCGGGCCATTATCAAGGAAATAGCCGTAATCGCTCAGGATAGAGATTTCCCGCTCAATCATCGGCCCCAATGCTTCCGATTGCTGCCTGCCCATCGTAGGGGCAAGCAACGCGCCCTTTTCCTGCGCCCTATGGAGCACTTCCGTTGCCGTCATAGCGGGCGTTTCAACCAAAATCTGGAAAAGCGTCACCAGAAACGTATCGTTGATGAATGCCCTGCTCTGCTCTATCGCATCATTCGACAAATCAATACGCGGCCTGTTATCGTACGGCCTGATAAGCGGATTTCCATTGGCGTCAAGACCGCCATAATTAATTGCGTGCGGTTTATTCTTAAAGCCTCTCACTACGGATTCATCCGAGGCCAGAATAGGCCCGTCTATCGCCATATGCCGCGCCCGAAGGTCTGATTTCCGCATAGCATTGAGCATTTTAATCTCTGCAAGCGCCGTCATGCCGGGAGAGCGACCATAAACCTCGTTCGGCGACGTCATATATCTTGAAATAATATAGGGAAACGTCTTAAATCCGCCCGTTCCGAGGAGTTTTTTACCCTCATATGCGACATGAAACGAGGAAAATGGCATTCCCCGCTGTCCTTTTGCTCCCCTGATGTAATCAGGATTTGGCTTTACGCAATGAATGAACCAGAATTTCTTGAATGGCTCTTTCTCAAGTGCCTTTTTAATATCAGTCGGCAAGACATCCTCTCCAAACTTTTCCGCCGCCTGTCGCGCCGTAAGCCTGTATTTCCTATAATCTGTATCAATGCGCCCATGCCTGTCATCTTGGAAGTAATGCTCTGAAACGTGGGATGATTTATATCTGAATCCTGTCTTAATATCCTCAAGGATCATAACGCCATCGCCGAAAGCGCCAAGGCTCATATATGTTTCGTGCTGCTGGCTGGCGTAATTGGCCTTTGTGGAATACCTCATGGAAAACAGAACATCAGTCAGTCTATCGAACCATTCGGCCGCTTCCTGATTTTGGTTGATGCTTTCATCGGACGACCGCAGCTTGTGCCATTTACTCCCTCGCGGCGTCAAAATGGATTCCATTGCAGCGGCAAACTTCTCAAGCGCAAGGCTTGCCGTGTCATCAAACTTTTTCTGTGACCTCTTTTCGCCAGGCGTGCGCTCTTCCTCGAAAAAGTCATCCTGCCGATTAAGAAGAACCTCAGCAATCTCTTTACGATGAGAATCCAGCGTTGACCTTTCACCGGCCAATTGATCCGTAATTTCGCAGATTTCAACCGCTGTATCGCGCATTAGCCACCTAAAAGCGTTTTAGCTGTGCCGCCCATCGCGCCCTGCGACTTGTCTTGCAACAAGATCGTTCCGGCTCTTCCGCGCTGGCGCTTCATACGCTGCAATTCTGATTCCTCAGCCTTCCGCAAGTCTTCCGCGCGGGTGTCAACCGTCACAGGCGGAGGCAGCGGCGCCGGCTTCGGGATTACTGGCTTTGGTATTTTCGGCTTCTGAAAAGGATTTAGTCCACCCATTTTGTATGCCTCCTATGCAAACATATCATAGTCATTATCTGCTGTCATCTGTCTTGTTCCACGATTGCGGTCATATAACTGCATTGTCTCAGCCTTGCGGCCTTCATAGCCTACAGCGAAGTATCTGAATGCATCCGCACCGTGGCTCGCATCGTCATGCCTCGGCGATCCTTTCCATGTACCCAGCCGGTCATCCCACTCTTTTCGGTAGTTATCAAGACACTTGATACCTTCCGCGCATTTCTCCTGATCGAACCAGCACCGAGGAAGGACGCTCCGCACCGTTTCAATGTCATCATTAACGCTTTTCGTAACCTGTAAAATCTTAATGGGGTATATGCCGAGGCTCTCTGCGATCTGTTTCCTGCTGCGCGTGTCAATGCCAAGCTGGCGGATTGCGCCATCATGCGGCCAAATGTGCTGTGCATAATTATATTTCAGCGATTGAAGATAGTTTGCGTAATGCGCGAAGCCTTCACCATGCATCTGGTAGTAATTGATAAATCGATACTCAAGCCCAACATGCTGAAAGAACCATATCGCCATTGAATCATTCAAGCCAATGTCCCAGAACGTATAGACAGGCAGCGCCGCCTCATGCGGTACGCGGCAAATCTGCCCTGTCTTACGCACTTGTGTCATCTGGCGGGTGTAATAAGCGCCTTCCATAGACTGCTCAAACGCTTCGTCAGGCGTTGAAGGGTATTCCCGCTTCATGTAGTCGCCCTGCTGTTCCGCCTTTTTGACGTACCAAGCTTTTTGTCCAGCAGTCAACTTGACAGGCAGGCTATCGAAATATTCAAACATCTGCTGATTTATGACGACATCATCATCCAGCGTGTATTCCGGCTTTTCATACCATCCATAAAAATGAAACTTTGGATCAAGCGCCGTTAGCTCGCGCCCCTCATCTTGCAAGCGCCGTGATCTCTGGCAAAGCTCGTAAAACTCTCCGCCCTGCCCTTCTGCTGTTGATTCGATAAATATTTTCTGCCCAGCGTGAACAGTGTTCAAAGCGCCTGTTTTAATTTCAAGTGCCTTTTCAGGATAGCGCGCCGCAATCTTGCCGTATTCCGAAACATGCAACGCCTGAAACGTGCCGCCCCGCATGGACGTGCCGACAGTGATTGACGAACCATTAGACAGCTCAAGCTTCCTCGCGCTGTCTGTCAGGGCATGGCGTTCTGCTTTGATGAAAGCTGGAAGATTATCGTATGCAAACTTGATTTTGTTTTTGAACAAATCCTCAGCTTCTGTCAGGCCTTGCGCGATAACAGCGCCGGAGAAATTCTTTTTAAACAGCGCCTGATCCAGCATCCAGATATCAATGAATGTAGAAAATCCAAGCTGACGGCCTTTAAGGATAACGTTGAAATCGTGCATATTCTGATAAAAATTAAGCTGCACGGCATTAGGGCGGAACCTCACAGCCCGCCCTTGTGCGTCAACGATCTTGTATAAGTTATTCAGCCGCCATAACGGATCAGACAGAAGCCGTAATAGCTCTTGTGCGTCCTGATCCATTAGTCAACGGACGCAACCGCAGAGCTGAAGATGATTGTATCTTCACCAGAAGAGGCATAGCGCACGCTACCTTCAACAGAGAAGCTTGAGGCATTCAGGGAGCAGATATTCACAAAATCGCCAGCGTCTGTGTTGGCGCTGGTGAAGGTCAGCGTATCAGTACCAGCAGTCGCCGCGCTGGAATACGTGATAAGATCGGTCTGGTTGCCCATCAGGACATTGCCATAGAAAACGCTGTTATCGCCGGAAGGAACGGCTACAGTCGCGGCATAATCGCCAGCAGGCGCATTATCTCCGAAATAAAGATGGAAGCACGCGCCGCTTGCTGTGCCGCCGTCAGGAAGTGTAATAGCCTGGTTGTTTCCAGAGGCCGATACGAGAAGGATTTTATCGCCGTAATCTGCCGCCGTCAGTGTTTCGGTCGTGCTTGTCAGTGCTACAGGCGCAGCCCCAAAGAGCGTGAAAACCTCAGTCGCATCAACCGTTTTGATTTCATCCGCGCTTGCATCATACCGTAGATATTTATCGCCCGTTGCCGCCGCTGCTGTGTCCGCGGTCAGCTCAGATACGTTCTTCGTTGCCAGCTCCCGCCCATCCGCAAGCGCATACCCAGAAAGCAACATCAGGCAAGTGGTTGTAATCATTAGTTTTTTCATCTGAATTTCCTTTGGCCAAGGTTAAGCTATTAAGATTTTAACCTAGATATGCGATAAATGCAACCCTGCTATTGCTGGTTTTCGATCTGCTCAAGAATGTGGCGGATTGTCAATTCCGCGCCGTCTTTGCCTGTATGCTCCTGCCTAACAGTCTCAGCCCATCTTGCACGGGTCTTCAACCAAAAAATAATAGATGACGTGTCATCGTTCATGCACTTGTTGTACAGCCTTTGCGCGACTTGTGCCGTGGCTTTGGTAGCTGCGGTTTCTAGCTCATACTCATAGTATTTCCGAAGCGTCTTAGCGTCTATTTCCAAGACCTTGGCAATGTCCTCTTGCGG